GCCACATCAGGCGGTTATATCACTGTAGGCAACTTGTTGATTGGACAAGGTGGTAGTTTATTTAATTCCAACAACGATAGTTGGGCCTTGTATGGCAATCTCAGTGATCCTGGCACCAGCATCACCATACCCAGCAACGACAGTGCCGGCAATGGTCAGCCTATCACGATTGAAAATCAGATTTCTAATGTTGAAATCGTGTCTGGGTCTGGCACTTGGACATTTGACAACACCGGTAATCTAATTGTACCAGGTAGTATTATTCCATCAGCTAACGTAACATATGATCTAGGTGATAATACACATCGTTGGCGAGATCTATATTTAAGTGGTACTACTATTACATTGGGTGATGCTACTATCAGTGCAGTAGATGGTAAACTAGTAACCACAGGAGCAGCGATAAGCCCACCAACAGGTGCGGTTGGATTTGCTAATGTGCAACTTGAAGCACCTACAGATTTTGCCCAGATACGCAGTTATTATGTAGACAATAACTTTGGATATACTGCAAACTTAAAAAATTATGCGTCAGCTCCTATAGTATGGGATGAACTAAGAAGTGCTAAATTTTATGAAAATAGTCTCATAATTGGAGGCGCTACACCAGATTTTTCAGCATTAGATACGTCAGGTGGTAGATTCGCCAATGCTGTTGCAACTATAGATGCCACTGGTAATATTGCCAGCTTGACTATTACAGATGGTGGCGTGGGCTATGATTCCTACTATCCATACTATGCAACAGATCCTACCGGTTATGACAGTAACTACATTGGGAGATCTTTCACAGGCGCTCCAACAGGGGATAGCTATAGACGTATCAGCCTAATCCCAACAACAGCCAGTGATGTTGGTAATATCACCAGTATAGGTAGTTTTTCAAGATATGACGGATGCCCCACAGTAGGATCTAATTCATATACATGGACAGGCAACACTGGAACTACGATTAGTTTCACCGTAGACTGGAGCAGCAATACCGTAACCAGTTACACATATACTTCAGCACTGCCAGCATTGACATCAGCCAATGATTGGCAGAATTGGATATTGGACTATCAAAACACCAACGATTATGGTTGGTGGATAGGCAGTGGAGGCAGTCAGAGTCTTAGTGTGTCATCATCATCAGCAATATACGACTATCTATCCAGAGAGGCACTGCCAAATAGCCTAACTTATGATCTAAGCAATACCACTTGGTATCCCAATAATTTACTAGTCAACAATAGCGCAAGCACAGCTACACTTTCATCTCAGACACTGTTTGTCTCATTTAATAGAACTGCTATAGGCTGGGCTAAGGTAGAAAACAGCTACGGTAATCCAGTCTATTGGTTACGTGGACTCAGTGCTGACACCGGTATCAGTTCAGGTGGTGACATGACCGTAGCAGGTGATCTCAGAGTCACTGGCGATTTATACGTCAGCCCAGACAGCATATACTTGGGCGATTTACAATTAAGTTCCAGTAGCGGCAATTTAGTAGTCCATGGTAATGTCACAGCTAATAATGTCACAACTACAGGCAATGTATCAGCTAATTATTTCGTTGGTAATGGTGCGCTATTAACTGGTATTACAGTAGGTGGTGCTGGTAACTACAGTAACGTAAATGTCAAAGCCTACACTGAAACCATGGGCTTCCAAAACTTTGGTAATGTCAACGTAGCGGCCTATGTGACCACAGCCAACTCAGCCGTCATTGGTTACGTAGACAATGCAGTATCTACTGCCAACGTTGGAGTCATTGGTTATATCGATCGTGGTAATACTATAGTTACAACTGGTATAACCACAGCCAATGTGGGTATGAAAGGCTATGTTGACGCAGGTATCATATGGTCCATATCAGCTAGCGGTAGCACAGACTACGTATTTTCTGGACCTGGTATAGTCGCTGGCAATACCAATGACCCTGTGCTGTATCTTTATAAGGGATTTACTTATACGTTTATAAACACAACTGGGGGTAGCCATCCGTTTGCCATCAGAGTTAGCAATGGAGGTGCTGACTATACCAGTGGCGTCAGTGGCAGTCAAACAGGTACACAAATATTTACAGTGCCCATGGATGCACCTTCAACCCTATATTACCAATGCACAATCCACGGTGGTATGGGCAATACCATTAATATAGTGTAATAATCAAAATATATTTGATCTAAATATGGATGATAATTTTAGTGTGTCATTGGGTATGGAAGTTTTACCAGCTTATTATCATAGCTCTTGTTTTAATCAAAAATTCAGTGTATAATATAGTATATGCTGAATATCATAAGCGACTTTATACGATCAATCTTACCCGCAAAGCGCAAAACAACTCCCAGTGGTTGGCAATCTTTTAATGCACCCTGCTGCCCACATAACGGTGAAACAGCAGATACCCGTGGACGTGGTGGATTAACAGCCAACCCAGATGGTAGCGTGTCTTTCCATTGCTTCAACTGTAATTTTAAAGCCAGCTATCAACCTGGACGTCACTTAACATTCAAATTCCGTAAGCTATTAAAATGGTTAGGTGCAGACGACACTGACATCAAACGCTTGGTTATCGAAGCCATCCGCGTCCGTGAATTAGTCGCACCAGAAGAGGTAAAGGCAGAAGCCGAAGAAGAACGGATCGAATTCAAAGTCCGTGACCTACCAGATGATGCAGAGAATTTGGTCACCCTAGATTATGTCCATCCAGCATTGGAATATTGCGTGGCACGCAAAATTGACATAGCCAAATATCAGTTTTACGCAACTCGTCAAGCGCAATATAATCTACACAAGAGAATCATCATACCGTTCGTCTGGCAAGGTAAGACAATTGGGTATACTGCCCGTGCTGTCACAGATGGAGTTAAACCAAAATATCACAGCAACTACGAACCCAACTTTGTGTTTAATGTAAATAATCAACTGCCAGACAGCAAGTTTGTTATTGTATGTGAAGGACCATTTGATGCCATGAGCATAGATGGTGTAGCGGTATTGAATAATGAATGCAATGAAACACAAGCAGACATTATAGAAAGCCTAGGTCGTGAAGTCATAGTAGTGGCAGATCGAGATCGGGCTGGTGCTCGGATGATTGCTAATGCTATCGAATATGGATGGAGTGTTAGCTTTCCTGTATGGTTGGAGACTTGCAAAGATATCAATGAAGCGGTGGTTAAATATGGTCGGCTGTTTGTGCTGAAAACTATCTTAGATGCTAAACACTCGAGCAAACTCAAGATAGAACTTATGCGAAAGAAACTGTATAATTAATAGTATATGACAAAAGAATATAGCCCAGAACTACAGAAATTATTTTTAGAAATGATGCTGCAAGATGCGCAGAGCTATGTGCGTGTGCAGAACATCTATAATCCAGAAAACTTTGATCGTAGCCTGCGTGAAGTGGCTAAGTTTATCAAAACACACACAGATGATCACAAAGCCATGCCCACAGCTGAACAGGTCAAGGCAGTTACCGGCGTTGATCTTAAACCTGTGCCAGATCTAACAGAAGATCACTACAGTTGGTTTATGGCAGAGTTTGAGGGCTTTACTCGTAGGAATGAACTTGAACGTGCGATCCTTAAATCAGCAGACTTGTTAGAAAAAGGTGACTATGATCCTGTAGAAAAACTTATCAAAGATGCGGTACAGATCAGTTTAACCAAAGACATGGGCACAGACTATTTCTTAGATCCACGTGCTAGATTGTTGGCAATCAAGAGCAACAATGGGCAAGTGTCGACTGGCTGGCCAACTCTTGATAAACGATTATTTGGTGGTATGAATCGCGGGGAACTTAATATCTTTGCAGGTGGATCAGGTTCAGGAAAAAGTCTGTTCATGCAGAACATAGCCATCAATTGGTGTACACAAGGACTTAACGGTGTGTTCTTAACATTAGAACTTAGTGAAGGTCTGTGTGCTATGCGTATGGATAGTATGGTAGCCAATTGTAGCACCAAAGAAGTATTCAAGGACCTTGACACAGTTGAAATGAAAGTTAAGATGGTGGGTAAAAAGTCAGGTGCCTTGCGTATCAAATACATGCCAGCACAGAGTAATGTAAATCAAATTAGATCTTATCTTAAAGAACTACAAGTACAAACAGGATTACGAGTAGATTTTATCATGGTAGATTATTTGGATTTAGTCATGCCTGTTAGTGCCAAAGTCAGTCCAAATGACTTGTTTGTCAAAGACAAATATGTATCAGAAGAACTGCGTAATCTAGCCAGAGAGTTAAACATATTGATGATCACAGCTTCACAACTTAATCGTGGTGCGGTAGAAGAAATTGAATTTGATCACAGCCATATCGCAGGTGGTTTAAGTAAGATCAACACAGCAGATAACGTATTTGGTATATTTACAAGCCGTGCCATGCGTGAACGTGGTCGTTATCAACTACAGCTTATGAAGACACGCTCTAGTAGTGGTGTGGGCATGAAAGTAGACCTAGAGTATGACTTAGAAACTCTGCGTATCACTGATCCAGGCGAGGAAGCACAAGAAAGTGGCCTACGTGGAGTAGGTGCTACTAATATCCTAAGTCAAATTAAAACAGGATCAACTGTGGCTACAACCGAGTCATCAAGTGTGCAAGCCAGTGTAGATAGTAGTAAACTTAAGAGCATGTTAGCTGGATTAAAGAAAGCAGAGTAATGTCTTCATACTTAATAGAAGTTGTGAATTTTTTACCTGATGAATTAGTTGACCAACTAGTTGAATTTAGTAAACAACCTGACGTTCCTTGGTCGGCTGAAGAAGCCCAAGAGCAGTTACCAAGACGAAAAATATCCTGGTTAATAGACAGCCCAATCGAATTAGCTCATAATTATTTTAATTCATTACCAATGTTTGCACATTTAAATTTTATAGGAATATCACTATGGAACGATGATGTAGATTTTTGGATGCCTACTCACATCGACAATGATCGTATCGGCGTGGCTATTCAAATTTATCTCGATGATAGGAAATCACCAGGAACACAATTTCCAGATAGATTAATTGATTATGGGCGTAACAGAGGGTACATATTGTATAATAATCCGGATATGTTACATAGTGTTCCTAAACAAATTCCACACGAGGGTAGACTAAGCGTCTATGCAATATACAATTGATTCATTAAAAATATTCTGTACTGGGAATCCTAAAAGACAAACAGTGGCGTATTCTCTGCAAGATCGCTGCGATTATGCTAGTCAGAGTGCAGGATGGGATTTTACTGATCCGTTGACTTTAGACCGATTTCGCACCAATATCCTTGGCTATAATGTATTTGTTAATAGTAGTTACATAGGTTCTGGGGTGCAGCTAACATTAATGAATATTGCATATCAAGCGTGGATGCAAAAAAATATTAGAGGACATATTATTACTATAGGAACTACATTAGAGTATAGTTCCGATACGTCTCAATATGCTATCGACAAACGTGCTTTGAAGCAACGCAGTCTGGAATTAAGTGATCAAACTGGAATTACTGGAGTGAAATCTACATATTTGATACTAGGGGGAATAAACAACGGAGAACCTGAAAATAGTACTTACGTTATACCTCATCATGTAGCTTCTAGTATATTTTGGGTATTGTCGCAAGACTGTCGTGTACCTTTGTTACAGTTAGAAGGTATTAAATAATATGATATCCTATGATCAAATACGAGAAGTTCATCTAGAAATCTCATCTCTGTGTAATGCTCGTTGTCCATTGTGTCCCCGTAATTTCTGTGGGTATCCTTACAATGACGGATACGTTGAGGCTAATCTGACATTAGACAATGCTAAACATATTTTTACTTCTGCATTTTTAAAACAATTAAATCGTATATATATCAATGGAAATTTTGGAGACGCTGTGATGAATCCAGAAACACCAGATATAGTTGAATATTTTAGATCACAGAATAACGATTTAATTATAGATATTAGCACCAATGGCAGTGCCAGAGATAAATCTTTTTGGCAACGATTGGCTCATGCAAAAATAAATGTTTTATTTTGTTTAGATGGATTAGAAGATACACATCATTTGTATAGACAAAATACCAGCTGGTCTACTATATTAAATAATGCTGAAATTTTTATATCTGCGGGGGGCAGTGCCACCTGGAAAATGATTCAATTTGATCATAATAAACATCAAATCGACGACTGTAAAAATTTAGCAAAACAATTAGGATTTACAGATTTTGAATTAGTAGATCACGGAAGAAATACTGGGCCTGTTTTTGACAAACAAGGTAATTTAATTCATGTGCTTGGCAACTACACAGGAGAACAAAATTTTGAAATACTATTACACAAAAAGAAAACCAACAAGGTATTATTAGAAGATGTTGCTCCGTATTTGACTCAATACTCTGAAATAAATTGTTACACCAAACAAGCGAGATCGATTTATATCAGCTCATTGGGGGATGTATATCCTTGTTGTTTTACTGGATTTAATCCTAAAACCTATGGTAAGGGAGAATATCACGAAGCTGTAAATGTACAACTAGCACCAATGATCAAGAATAACAATTCATTAGAACATAGTTTAGAAGAATGTATAGCTTGGTTTAATGCTGTAGAAGACAGTTGGAATAAAGATACATTCGAAAATGGTCGTTTAATCTGCTGTAATGATAACTGCGGTGTTTGATAAATATACTAAATTGGAGTAAAAATTGTGCAGAAACGCACCCGTAGCATACTTACAGAGCTTGACGAATTACTCACGCACAAGGACAAGGATAACCTCCTAGAGTCACGTGCCAATAACATCATCAATGGTGCTATCAATCTAATCCGTTATATCCGTGAAAATTATGATGTTGAAACTGCTACTAAACTTGAAAATCGTTTATTAAACGCCATCAAGGGCCAAGATCCTGCAAAATTCTCACGCGGCATTAGGAAAATTCAAAATGAAGATTAATGAGGTAACTGTAAAAGAAGCATCATTGGGACAACTTGGCGCTGGTATTAAAGGTGCGTTTCAAGGATTAAAAGCGGGTGGACTAGGCGGAATCGCTGCAGGCGCCCGGGCAGGATATCAAGCAAAAGGTGCGGCTCAAACACAGAGTAAACAAGTCAAGGACATAACCACACAGGTATTACAAAAGTGGGCTGCCTACAATCAAAACATCAAAACCAGCACTGGCGCTGATGCTACTCCAGAACAGGCAGTGTCATGGTTAACACAATTCTTTGGCGGACAGAAGCCTGCATCACAACCAGCTGGCAGTAATCCAGCACAAATACAGCAATGGTTACAGAAAGAAGTCGCTGGCTACATGGCCAACCAAGAACTAGCTGCAGCACAGGCCACACAACCAGCAAGCACACCTCCAGCAGTCGATTTACCAGACATCAGTAAGTTAAGTAGAGAAGAACTGTTACAGTTAAAACAACAGCTACAGGCGGCATAATCATGAAACTATATCTATATGAAGGACTAAACACTCAAGACCGTGCCAGTGTCATGCTATGGGAATCAGCTGGTCGTAAACTTGTAGAAGCACAATTAACCGCTGATCAGATCACGCAATTATTCCAACAGATCCAAACAGCTAAAGGTAATCGTACCTTAGTCGGTAAAGGTGTTGATGCTGGATCGGCTGTGATGAAAGCCTATAACGATCTTAAGACAAAAATATCTAATAGTGGTCCTATACAAAATATGGACGCACTATATGATCAAGCTGCTGAGAAGTTGAAACAAGCCACAGGTGGCGACCAAGGCGCCATGTCCTATGTACAAAAATATCGTGATTTCGCTAAGAAACATCCTATAGCACAATCATTTATCTACGGTGCGCTGATCGCTGCCGCTGGTATCAGTGGTGCAGGAGCAGGTGGTGCAGCCGCACTTGGTCTATTCAAGATGGTTGACAAACTCCTACAAGGTGAGAAGTTCTCCAGCGCAGCCTACAGTGGTGCCAAGACAGGTGCTATGGCCTATGCCGCTGGCCAGATTGGTCAAGCAGTACGTGGTGACCAACAAGTACCAGCAGGTACAGACCAATTGGCAGCTAAGTGGGCAGGGAACCGAAAAGAGTTAGCTCAGGACTTGTTAAAATATTATAGTCCAGAAAATTTTAATTATGTATCTGATGGTATGAACATTAATATCATTGATAAAGCCACTGGTCAATTAACAAAGATGGTTACCGTAGCGGGTGATTCAGATCTAGGCCCTATAAACCCGGGAACTTTTGTAAATAAAATACTATCGGGAGAATTTGGTAAGCCCATCAGTGCTGCGGCCGCTGATACAGCAAGAGCAGCTCGTGATGCGGCATTTAATGCGGCAAACCCTAATTTTGAAAGCCGAGACCTAACCAATAAACAAGTCCTAGCATTATTTGAACGTGTTGCACGCCTAAACAGTCGCATGTTAAGTGAAGGACGATTAGAAGAAGGCATCTGGGACGATATCAAATCTGGTGCAGGCAAAGGTCTACAAGGTATTAAAAGTCTAGCAGGCAAGGCCGCAGGCGCAGTAGCACAAGGTGCCGCCAAAGTAGGTCGTAGCATGACTGCCAAGGTATCAAGTGATGCATTGACCAAAGCATGGCAGGCTGCAGGAAGTCCAACAGACAGTGTAGAGATCGAAAAACTATTACAAGCACAAGGTGTTAACCCTGAAGTTATTAGTACAGTGTTCAAGGCTAATAGTATTCCTGTAAGTCAAGCTACAACAGCCGCACAACCAATGCCTGATGTAATGACTCCTAAAGGAGGACAAGGCGCACCAGCAGGACAAACAGGCCCAACAGGACAAGGTGCTCCGGAACCTCAGACCGCCGCAGAACCTACAGCACAACCACAAGCACCGTCAGGTGGAACAGCACAACCAGCACCTGCTCAGGCACCACAAGCTGGTGGAACAGCACAACCAGCACCTGCTCAGGCACCACAAGCTGGTGGAACAGCACAACCAAGCGCAACTGTATCTA